AAGAACTAATTTTAAATATGAATCTAAAAAGATCTCAAACATATCTGTATCTATTAGTTCTGTTTTTTTTATAAAATACATATTTTCTCCCGTTAGTGCCAAGATGATAGTAAGTTATCAAACATTAGGGGGTTACTTACTATCTCACGACTCTTGGCAGCCGTTCTGGAATCCCCCACATAACTGATGAGTTGCCTATCTTGACGGTGTTGAATTAGAGGAACCATACAAGATAGGACTTATTACTCAAAGAACCTTACTTCTGTCATTGGCTCAACTTGATAGCCATGATGCATAAACTCTATACATTGCACAAATTCCCAAAGTTGCAACTGTACTGATTCTAAAGTTTCATCATCATCTGTTACATAATAACTTGCAAAGAAACCACGACCGCAAAACTCCCAAACATATGGCTCAGAATAATACTCTCTGTATTTCTTTATTAGTCTTGTGTTATCAGGTATGAATTGTTCAGTGCTTAAGTTTTGTACACTCTTGAATTGAAAGAAGTATCTATCTTGTTCATTTTTCAATAGACCTTCTTCATCTCCAAACCAACGCACTGGCGGATTATCTAACACTTTATGTGATTCAATAAGTCTACATCCAATATGTTTTCTCATGTATTCATACCAATCTTCTTTAGGTATCTGTCTATGTTGAATAATTCTTTTCTCAGGGTCAACATAGTAAGTCCAAATATGATTATCTTTTATCATACCTCTACCTCTCTGCTGTCAAAATATTGTTGCAGCAGCATACTTATACGCGGATTAATATTTGTCTTGCCGCTTTCCCATCTTGATATAACTGAACGATTTGGTTCGCCACCAGTAAAGTATCCAAGATGTGCTGCAAGTTCTGTCTGAGTAACACCCGCGTCTTGTCTTAATTTTTTTAGTTCTTGTGCTGACATACTACCAACCATAATTTGCTCTCTCTTTTTCTGTGCCATAGTGCCATATAGCTTTATTTAATCTCATTATTGTACCCTCTAATGAAAGGTTTTGACCTGTTACATAGTGTGGGCAATAATCTCTAAGTTCTGCAATACTAATGTTACCATCACGGAATCTATCAAGACATTGTTGATGTAACACTGCAAGACCTCTTTTGAACTTACCTGAACACTGTTTGATAATATCAGGATGGCTGCCAAATACTTCTCCTAGAATATCTAGTTGGTCATATTTGATAAAGGCAAATTTTCTATGGTCAGGCTTTTGCTTTTGCAAATTATCTAATGATTGTATTAGTTCTTCTGCTTTTACCTCGCCGTTAGTATGCACATTGTTAATACTTTGTATATTAACAGTCTTAGTTGTTTCTACAGCGCTTGCCAGTGCTTGACCAACATTACCATTAGGAGTTCTTTCTTGAATTGCTTTTTTGATATTTTCATCAATTTTTGGCATTTCTTTTAGTTTCTCATGTTTGGCTTTGCCATCAATGACTGTTTCTCTTAGTGTAATCACATTACCATCTGACGTTTGTATGATTTGTTTTTCAACAATTATTCTTTGTACTTGTTGACCACAAGATTTCCATACTCTGCCATCTTGAATCTCTGATAGAGATACACTCGTGGCCTCATTAGTATTAAGATTACCAATCACAACTTCTTCTCTTTTGAATCCGTTGATTGTACCTGAGGTAATGTCTAAGACTTTGTATACCTCTCCATGCTTGCCCTTTTGGTAGAGCGAACCTTTTTTTATTTCCATATCAATTTACCTTATTTAATTTATTGTTCCACCACTTTGGTTTCGCAACACCTTTTTCCCAAGCTGCATAATGTTTTTCTGCAATCATATAATTACGATAAGCAGCAATATGATTCTTAGGATTTTTGTATATATCAGGCATTGCTTGAGCAAATGGTGTTAACTCTCCTTCTGATATATCCATAGGGAAAATTTTAAGACCTTCCCACAAGTCTATCCATGATTTATGTTGTTTGCCATATCTTACATAGAACTGTTCGCACAATGTAATCCAATGAATCAAAAGCCAACGATAATTTTCATGTGTTGTTCTTGCCCAAATAGTGCAAGGGTGATTTTTGAAAGCAGTCAAGTAAAGACCTTTTTCTTCACAATATTCATGTGGAGAAAGTTCTCTATGCGCAGTACATAACATCTGAGCAGATTCTAAAGGCATTTTACAAATGAGTTTATCAGGTAAATCACGGGCAGCTTTCTCTGCACAATGTCTAACAGCAAATATATTCATTAGTGTAATCTCCTTGTAGTCTTGCCATACTTGATGACATCATGTAATACAATCCAATCTTTATGAGATACGAGATCTTTTACATCTTGTATCGGTGTATTACGCAAATCTACATCATACTTTTCTGACAGTTCTTCTATAATCTGATTTAAGTAAACAAAATTACCTTTCATGTTTTCTCCCAATATTTGTAAATTCCATAAGACCGCAATCAATCTTATCCATATAGTTTTGCTCCATATCTCTGAGATCTTGGGTAGATAACCCGTTCATAGATATTGCCTGTTGTAAAAAATGCACGACACAAATCACAATAGGTTTTGTAGACTTGTGTTCATCAACATAATCAAAACAGTCTAGTAGTAAATCTTCTCTCTCTCGTAGAACCCAAAGGTCACGAATAAGTTCTTGGTCTGCTGAATTTAGCATTCTGTATCTTCTCCTTTTTCTTGTTTGAGTTCTTTGATAATACTTTCCATATCTGTAAGTTCATCTACAGAAAGTTCTGATAATGCCAGTAAAGCATTGTTGTATGCGCTTAGAATTGTATCTGACATTAGTTTACCTCCCCTGTCTTTGCGTCAACTGTAGCAAGTAAACCCTGCTTGTCGCGCAATACCCAAAAAGAATATCTTTCGTTGCCATGTTTGCTAGATAGTTCTTTGCTAGGCTCATAAGCACCTCTTTGGTTTTGGTAGTACATCTGTACTGCTTGTTCGTATGATAGTTCCATAATTTTATCTCCTGCCGTAATGGCTCAATTTATTAACTATGTTTACTATTATACACATGTTTACAAAAATAAACAGTACATTTTGTGCTTTTTTTTAATTTTTTTTAGAAGGGTAAATAGCTATCTGATTCGTCTATTTGTTCAAGAAGTTCATTTTGTTTTTTAAGTAAGTCATACTCAGTCCCGTAAGCATCTGTAAATCTTCTCTTATATGGGTGTCTGCTTATTGGTCTAAATCTGCGACCTGCTCTGTGATGTTCAAAGCATAAACCAAGTACGAGAAAATGGCAGTTAGGTTTTGTCTTACCTTCAATGTGATGTATTTCACAATTTTTTCTTACACCTGCCGTAAGATAGCAGACAATACATCCAAACTCACGAACTTTGTCCATGTATGCCTGCTCTTTTACAGTTGGCTTTCTGCCTTTTATTGACATTGTTCTTTCCTAATTATCTCTTGTTTCTTGAGTTTAAACTCTTCAATGAGATCATCATATAAACTTGGCGCTGCTTTACGCATTAGATTTAATTCTACCTTGTTATCATAATAATACTTCTCAAGTCTTTCTACTGTTGATATTTTTTTCATAAACAGTGATACAACTTGATAAACTTTTGTCGCTAGTTCATGCTCCATATCTTTTCTGCTCCTCCCTTGCGTTGACCATTTTTGTTCGCCATTCTTCAAAACCTACCTCAAGAGCCTTAAGTTGTACTTTAAGGCTCGTAAGGTCTGCTTTGTGAACTGCTTTTTTCAGTCTTGTTTTATATAAGTCTGGATGATTTTCTGCATATATCTCTTGTGAGCCAATTGTTTTCTTACCTTTACTTAAAGCAATAGTTTTAAGTTGTGCAAGAAGTTGTTTTTCATCTGCCTCACATACAAGTATTTCATACTCTGCTTTTCTCATCGGTTCAGCTAGAGATCTTATTTTATGCATCCAAAGTTCTCGTTCTTCTTCCATCTAGAAAGGTGCCTCGTCCTCATCAGCTAATGCTAATAATGAACAACTAAGAAAGTTCAAACCACTCTCTGCTGTTTTTTCCCAAGCACCAAACTTGAACTGTTCTATACCGACAGTAACACGACCGCCAATATCAGGACTGTTTACATTTGTTTTTGCATCTTCTGATGTAAGGTGTACAAGACCTGCGCTTATCATAAGTTCATGTTTTGTTTTGCCATCACGATTGGCACTCTGAACTATAACAGCATATTTCTTTTCTCCTTTTACTGTCAGATTACCGCGCCATATTACCTCTGATTGACTCTCAGGAAAAAAAGCGCCTTTTAATTCATCATCATATTGTTTAGCCATAGTTCCTTACCTCCGTCGCTAATCTATATTTATAGCCTTTACCTTCTGTTCTTCTCTTTTTGAAGATAACTTCTACACTCATATCAGTAGGGAAACCAAATCTTTCACGACAATCAATCTTTCTCATATTTCTTATGGCAGCACTGATTGTGGCCTCACCATAGAACTTGCCTGTTCTTTGTTTGATTTCGTCTTGTATTTCCCAAAATGTCCACCACCTGCCATCAGACAAGCATTTATGAACACACCAATTTAAATCAAATTTAGGTTTGTATTTTTTCTGCATTTTGGTTATTTTCCCACTAATATTACTACTCGTTATCATCTTTTGCACCCTCAGTGTAGATATTAAGCATTTCTTTTATTGCTTTCTTTACATCATTTACTGCAGCAATCTCTGCTTTCCTGATAGTATTTTCATTAGCAACAAACAATTCTTGACATGCTTTTTTGTCAGGATTCTTAAGAAAACTTCTGCATAGTTCTAAGAATTTTATCTCATCATTTGCAGTAGCAAGTATTCCGCCTGTAGCATTTACAAAAGAATATTTAGCAGTTGTTACTTTGGTTGCAGGTATCGTTTTGGTTTTTGCTTTTGCTTTTGCTTTCACCTCTGACTCTGCTGCATTGCCGTCATCATCTGCTGAACCAATACCAGTAGCTAATGATAAACTATAACGACGAGCATAAGTCAGCGCACCCCCGTATCCATGTGGTGTCATTTTATCTGCAGGAACAAATATTTTACCTGTTCTTAGTTCTGCACCATGACCATAAAATACAGTTTCAATACATACACCACCCTCTACATGCGAAGACTCTTGTTGATACAATACACCTTGTGCAAGTAGTGGTCCTTTAACTGCTTGAATCACATCTTCAAGTGTTGCATACGGACTACCTTGTCTGTTTTTGCTACTCTTAAAAAAGTCATTTACAGCAGTTTGATTTGCGTTGTTGATATTTTTTTGTGCCTCAACAATAGCACTTATCAATTTATCCATGTTTACCTCATTTCAAGTTAAATAATTCAATAGCTGCTTGTTTTTCTTTGTTTGACCATATCCAATCGTCAAAGTTCGGAATAAGCAAGCCTGCTATTTGGGTTATATCGCTAGAATAAGCAAGTAAAGACATCATTGCGTTACATGCTTTTCTAACAACTTTTAAATGTTCTTCTATATTGTCTACTGGTACAGTTCTTACTTCTTGTGTAGAAGTAGTAGCATATACAAAGTCAATAAGAGGAACAGCATCTAGAGCAGTCGCATATATAGATAATTGTCTGCTATAAGATTCAGGGAGTACCGCAGGCATTCTGTTTGTGGTTTTTATGTCACGAACAATACCCTCATAGTACAAATCATAGTATCCGATTATGGGAACTGGTATTTCTTCAAACTCTAATTTAATTTTGCCTTGTGTTTTTATTGGTTTACCTAACTGCCTAAAAAATGGTATGGCAATGTCTATGTAATTAATTAAGGCTTTCCTTTCTGTTTGTGCTTTCTTTTTATCATACAAAAGATCTCCGTGCATTGCATCATACTCATACTGGTCAAATACATTTAGCGCAAATTCTTTAAGTGTTTTCTTAGATAGGCGGAGATCATATAAAGATTTCTCAATAGTGTTATCAACTGCAGTGCCGCGCCAAAATGCAGGTATACCTAAATTTTCTGTATATCCGCTAACCTTTAAAAGCCAATATGTTGGATTTGTAATAAACTGGTTGATAGATGACGGGCTAAGATGATTTACATTGTGTATAGCAAAAGGGTTGTTATCTGTTACTGCGTTCATTGTATTCCTTTATCAATTTATGAACATATATATTAGTACAAAATGGGTAGATTTACAATAGCAAATGATGTATTCTTTACACATGAAACTTTCAGAGTATCTTAAAGAAAATAAAATCACTCAAGAAGATTTTTTACAGCAAGCCAAAAGTGTAGGCGCTACATTTTCTATACATGCAGTTTCAAAATGGTGTCAAGGTCATAGAATACCAAGACAAGATGAAATGTATGTCATACATGCAATTACAAATGGTGCTGTTTCCCCAAATGATTTTTATATCTTGCCAAACAAAATTAAGTAGTACATAATGGGTTGATATGTCTATTGAAGCAATTAGTTGGTGTAAGCGCCAAAAATGTAACACACCAACTACTAAATTGGTTCTTTTTATACTTTCTAATTATGCAGACCAAGAGCATAGCTGCTACCCAAGTGAAAAGCACATAGCAAATATTGTTGGAGTTTCTGACAGGCAAGTACGCAGATGTTTAGATTGGCTTGAAAAGAATAATCTTTTAATAAAACAAAGAAGATACGGCACAAGCAATAGGTATTATCTTAATGTGGACGCACATGTCCTTACCCTTAGGACGCGAGCTACCGCCTATACAAAAGACAAACAAAAACAAAAGAGAGGTAAAAATGCACTTGCAGGATAAGTTACTAGAACACAACATACGGCTAAAAGAATATACACAAGGTACACATAAAGTTAAGTGTCCAAAATGTCAGCCACCCCATAACTCAAAAGATAGACCATTATCTGTAACTGTAGATTCGCAATCAATTGTTTGGTTTTGTCATCATTGCGAAGATAGCGGCTCTGTATTTGATAACGCAACACCCATCAAGAGTAAAAGCGCACCCATCAAGAAAAAAGTTGATAGTGTGGCTTTAGATAAAACAAAGCATACAAAGTTTCTAGATGATTATTTTATAGGGAGATCAATAAGCAGACAGACATATGAGCATTTTTGCGTACATACTAAAGATAACTATTGGATTGATATGCCATATAATCCGCACAACAACAGATGTGATAACATCAAGTCAAGAACGAAGGACAAGCAGTTTAAACAAACCGCAAATGCTAAAAAGTCTTTATATAATTATGCGGCAGTAAAAGATTCTGAAAGTGTAATATTTGTAGAGGGAGAAATAGATGTTCTTAGTTTATGGGAAGTTGGTTGCCGTAATGCAACAACACTTCCTGACGGCGCGCCTGCACAAGCAAATTTTAAAGAGAATGACAAAAGATTTAGTTGTTTACAAACACACCCACTTAACAGAGCAAAGAAAATTATTTTGTTTGTAGATAATGACGGCGCAGGAGAAAATCTAAACAAAGAGTTATTGCATAGGTTTGGTAAAGACAAATGTTGGTATGTAGAAGTTCCAAAAGACTGCAAAGATGCAAATGATGTTTTATGCAAACACGGCGCTGCTCTGTTAAAAAATATTGTAGATAAGGCTAAGCCATACCCTGTAGACGGTCTGTACACTGTAGGCAACTACACAAGCCAAGTCATTGATTTATTTAACGGCAACTATACAAAGCCTATAGAGATAGGTTATCCATCAATAGACAAGATATATAAAGTATTGAAAGGCACTTTTCATGTTTGGACAGGCATACCTAACCACGGCAAGTCAACAGTGCTTGACCAGTTTTTAGTCAATATAGCAAGAAGACATGGTTGGAAGTTTGCAATGTTTAGTCCTGAGCATTCTACAAGTATGCACATAAGGCGGCTTGTACAGATAGTTTCTGAGAAACCATTTGACAAAGGTTTTGACGGCAGAATGTCTACAGATGAATTACACAACGCACTAGATTGGGTAAAAGAACATTTTTACTTTATAGAAACTAGAGAGCATATACCTAATATACAAAAGATATTGGAGATCGCGAAACAAAGTTGTCTTAAGTTTGGTATTAATGGTATTGTCATTGACCCATATAATGAAGTTGATGCAAGAAGAAAAGGCAACTACAGAGAAGATGAACACATAAGAGATTTTATTAGTAATTGTAAAAAGTTTGCCAGAACACATGACTGTACTGTTTGGGTTGTAGCACATCCAACAAAAATGCAAAAAGAAAGTGACGGAGGTTATGCACCGCCTACAGCTTATGACATAGCAGGCGCAAGTCATTGGCATAATCAAAGTGATGCAGTGATTACAGTGCATAGAGATTTTGATGATGATTCAATAAATATAATTACAAGAAAAATTAGAGAACAAGGATTGTATGGACAAATTGGTGAATGCAAACTTAATTACAATCATAAGAAAAGAATTTTTGAAGAACGAACTGTAGATTTTTACGAAGACTGGTCAGCAGGCGCATAATGAAAGATGTAGAAAAATTATATGATGCTGCTGCCTCACGATATGACATCATGTATGACAGTGAAACTAATAAAAATATTGTGCAAGCAGAAAACAGATTTCTAAAAGAAATGCTACCTATAAAAGAATATAAAACAGTTTTAGATTGTGGCGCAGGCACTGGTCTTTGGTTAGATTTATTTTCAGATACATCAAAAGATGGTTATGTCGGTTTTGATATAAGTTCATTGATGATTCACCAAGCAAAGAAAAAACATCCAAAATACACCTTATTTAAAGATGACTTTATGAAATATGAAGATGAAAAGCTATACGACCTAGTGGTAAGTTTTTTTTCAATCACTGATTATTGCGGTTCAGAAGGTTTCTACAAGCTAACAAAACATGCAAAAAAAGGCGGTCTTGTTTATGCAACTTTCATGAATGTAAATGGCGGATATGATGCTGTATGTCATAAAGAAATGGAAAGCAATGTCAAAACTCATAAATATAGTTATCAAAGAATACAAGAATTAATTGAACAAGTAGATTACAATTGGTCGTACATTTTGGGTTTTTCTAGTTTACAATATAATGATAATAGTTATTCAGAAGAAGAAATATTTATAAAAATGAAAACACATATGCACAAGTTAAATGATTGCAAGTACTATTTACTCATGATGGAAATATGAAACTTAATTTAAATCTAAATGTTTTTGACGCGGCGCTAAATAGACTTCAAGAAGTATATGAAGCAGGTCATACAGTAGTGATCTCACAAAGCGGCGGAAAAGACTCAACAATATGTATGGAACTTGCCATAATGGCAGCAGATGCAGCAGGTAAACTTCCAATAAATGTAGTACATAGAGATGAGGAGATATTATTTCCAAACACATATGAGTATCTAGATAGAGTTGCTCAAAGACCAGAAGTAAATATGCACCACCTGTACGCAGGTCAGCCAGTTGTAAATGTATTTAATCGTAATATGCCGTATTGGTGGATATTTGATGACCAAGTAAATCCTGATGACTGGGTGCGTAAACCACCTGACTACGCATATAAGATAGAAGAACAAAATATAAATGGTCTAGTTACACCTGAGAGATTTCCTGTTGCTGAGGGCAAAGACCTTATGGCTTGCATTGGTCTAAGAGTACAAGAAAGTCCTAATCGTAGAATGGGTTTATTTTCAAGCAAAGGACACATAACGAAAGAAAATCATGTCGGAGTAAAATACATCCGACCAATTTATGACTGGACAGATGATGATGTTTGGAAAGCAATACAAGATTTCAAATGGGATTACAATCATGCTTATGATGTAATGGTAAAGCACGGCAGGTCAAAGAATAAGTTGAGAATAGCACCTCTTACCATGACAACGGCAGGCATACCTGACTTACAACTAGCACAAAAAGCCTTCCCCCGTTGGTTTGATGCAGTTTGTCATAGGCTTGAAGGCATCAGAACGGCAGCACAGTTTGGAAAGATAGCAGTACAACCTATTAGAAAATCAGGTGAAAGTTGGGAAGAGTGCTTCAAAAGAGAGTGCATTGATGAAGCGCCTGATTGGATAGCTGACAGGGCAGTCAAAGTCATGAATATGGAACTAAAAAAATTTGCGAAGCAAAACGGTTCAAACATGGATTTTCCACAAGTCAATTCAATAAGGGCAAACCCTAACGGTTCATGGAAAAAACTAGCAATTAACTTATATAACGGCGATCCTTTTTCTTTGAAACAAGGTTCATTGCCGTACATGGAGCCTGATTACTTTAGAAAAGGTTCAGGTTTCTTTGGGGGCAAGCCTACCTTCTAATGGACAAGACGCAGCTAGAAGCCAAAGCAAATAAAGTTCAATGGATATGGGCAAGGACATATGCAGATATCGCCCCTCATTGGTACATCAGAGAAAGAGAACAACCTGATATGTTTAATACTTTGCAAAAAGCAATCAAAGAATACGGCGTCAATGAATGGTACACAAATCATAGAAATAATAGATATATTTGCAGGTATCTATATCTTGATGAACATAAATATTGGAGAATGGGTAGCATTCTAAACAGAGCATTAATTCATAAAGGAGAATAAAAATGGCGAGAACCAAAGGTAAGGCGGCAGTAGAGAAACAAAATAAAGTCTTAGAGGCTTTAAATATTCAATACATAACGCATGACAAAATAGTTCCAAATACTTACAACCCCAACAGACAGTCAGATGATGAATTTGAACTTCTTAAAAGGTCAATGACAGAGGACGGTTTCACTCAACCTATTGTATGTGTTGAACATGAAGAACAAGAAGGTATGTTCCGTATAGTTGACGGTGAGCATAGGTGGAGATGTTCAAAAGAATTAGGCTACTCTGAAATACCAATAGTTGTAACTCCAATGACCTATGAACAGGCTCGCATTGCAACCCTTAGACACAATAGGGCAAGAGGTTCAGAAGATATTGAACTGACGTCAGAGGTTCTTAGAGACTTAGAAAAACTTGGAGCGCTAGATTGGGCGCAAGACAGTCTTATGATGGACGACCTAGAATTACAAAGGATGATAGAAGATATACCTGCTCCTGAGGCTATGGCAGATGAGGAGTTTGGTACGGCATGGATTCCAAGTGATTCAGACACTACAGAAGATAGCGTTACCGCTACAGAAC